TTTTGTTACCTCGTCTTTTGAAGGAATTAGGACAACAGTGCGACCTCTAGCATTACGAACAGGCTCAGAAACACCTGTAGGTAGTCCTGGTAGTTGATGTCCTAGAATATAAGAACAATAACTTGTACCACATGCTACAGAAGAAGAATTAGCTCTATCCTGCGCACCTGGAAGGTTAAGAGGTCCATATGCCCTGTTGTATGGGTTGTGTCCACGTCCATGTCCACCATTGTCGGAAGCATAGTCCCGGTATTGCCAAGTATAACCCATATTCTGAGGCCATGTCATAGACTGTACCTTACGAGTATAAGCAGTTCCAAAACCACTTCCATGAATACCAATTCGGCGGCCCAAGTATGAGATAGGCGGGTTAGCTGGATAGTTATCTGCGCGGCAATTAAGTTGAATTGCTTTAGAGATTATACGGATACCAGCAGTAAATGTTTTAGAAATGGAAGCTTCTCCGCAATTCTTACAAGTTTTGGCAAAAGTTACAGCATCCAAAGGATTCGTAGAATCACAAGGAGTGATTTCAGCGTCTGCAACATCTGTAAGAACTACAGTTGCACAAGTGTTGATTTCAAGCTGATAAGGGCAGCAATCACCAATACCTTCTACGAGAACAGCATATCCGTTGCCATCCAATGCTGTGTTTATCTGGTCAACAATACCTTGCAACTGGCCTAGCAAAGTGTAGCTAGAGTTGTCAGGATTAGTGTTGTTGGTAAACGCAGTAACCACTGGATCTCCTTCGCCTACAGTTACAGTAATACTCTTAAGACCCGCTACATTTATACAATTGTCACATGAAGTAAGAGTTACAGGAGATAGGCAGTAGAGAAGAGAATTTTCATACAGGCGAACCGCTGTAAATGGTAATTCGGGCGGAGATGCTTTGTGATAGAAAGAATACTTAGTAGGATCCTGTGGTACAGTTGCATTGAGGGCATCCTCAATAGCACATGCCAAAGCCGTAGTATCAGCTTTAATATCACAATTCTCACAATCATTACAAGGAACCGTACCAGTGGCACTATAAAGTGCTGGACGGTTATAAGGATATTGGTTTTGAGTTTGATCATCTTCAACTGTAACATGGACACTATATCCTTCGCCACAGTTAACACAATCAAACAATAGGTCTACAACCTCGTGGGTTCCGCATGTAGGACCTTTACCAGTAGCATTAGTGATATTACAACCATGTATAACATCACCAAATGATTTGCGGATTACATCAGAAACACCATCTCCATTGCGGTCCTCAGCAACTCCAATAACAATCTTTGGGTTTGTATCTTTTGTAATACCAGGTCCCAAGGATATTAGAGTGTCGGGATCATAAATAACTACCTGTCCAGGTCTGGGCAGTAGTTTACCATTTGGTCCCAAGATGCTAACACCAGCAGTGTAGACGGAGTAGTTGCCTTTAGCAACTACTATGTTTTCACGTACTTGTCTCATTTAATTAAATTTATTATTATAAAATACCTAATCATTGTGTTATATGAAGAGACTCCAATCTTAAAATTTTATCAAGTTGCGCTTGATAATCTTGGATATCTCCCAGATCTCTGAGTGCTATAAGAGCTGCTATATCCACTATCTTCCTCATCTGAAAAGCACTATCCAGTTCCAGGTTAACATCCGAGGTAATTTTAGAACCGTCAGAATCTATATAATAACCTCCTGGAGCTATGGACGGGGTCCTAATAGTGTTAGGTCTTTTGATATAATCTATAATTACACTTGAGACTCTGAAGGAGCCATCAGTATAAATATAAATCCCATCGTGACCTTCATCGTAAAGAACTTCTTCAAATTCAAAAGAAGGGGAATAAAAAGGATCTCTCAAAGCCTCATTCAAATCATCCGTCTGCACTATAATACCTTTAAGCTCTTTTTCTCCGCAGCTTTCTTTGGAGGACTTAACATATAACCTAGTGCCTTTAAGATAATCTTTAGGATACTTAGCTACATATATTTTATTATCCTGCTTGAATATACTAGGAGTAATAGGGTGGTTTTTTATTTCAAGCTGTCTCAGTTCATTGCGAACATTTGAATTCAACTCAAAAACTAAAAGCCTGTTTTCTACATATAAATGGTACGCTTCAGTGAGGATTGCATCCATAGTAGATACATCAATAGTTCTACCATATTCTGAATTAATCCTATTGAGTTTTCTGCGTACTTCATCTTGCAGTTTAGTAGACTTTATAGCCACTTGTTATTACTCTTTTAGATTCAAAGCCTCTGTAACTCTATCCAACATTTCAGAGTTAACGGGATCTTTAAAATATTCTTCAACATTAATGTCACTACGTCCTATTGGATTACCAAATAGTAGCCACCCATCTGCCCTGTTTTTGCGCAATAAACCAGCTTTACGGGCTTTCCCGATAAGATATTTAAGGTTGATGTCTTCCGTGTGCGCCTCACACAAGGATATAAACAGGGATTGTGGGGTAACATTGCCATCCAATTTAGTGGTGCCGTCCTCAACTTTTTCAAACAATACATCATCCAAAACTTCTGGATCAATATCATCTGACACGTTGAGATTCATTGCTGTAGCTATAATCAGTTTTTTCTTGTGGGTTAAGTTGTTGAAATACTCAACTGCCTTTTGCTTCTGCTTACGAGTAACAGATTTTACTTTAATATCTGTTTCTCTGTCAGAAATAATATACTTAACCCTACTAGACAGCATAGAATTCTTGCCGGGCTCTCCAAATTCATGTTGAGTTTTTAAAGCTTCAATCATTAATCTATCCATAGGCTGATCTTTATCCAATCGCAATTCACCTTCTTTAGCCACAACCATCAATCTAGGGTGGTTAAAGAATGGGTCACTTACATTGTGAATATCAGCCCTCTCAATATAACGTCCTTTATCGGGACCATTTATATGAGTGAAGCGTAAAGACTTAACAATTTCTTGCAATTCGTCCTCAGACAAATTTCCTATTACCCATTTATTCATAGATTTAGAGAAATAGGGTCTGAAAAATTGCTTGGTGTTGGGAATCCTCTCACCTTTAAAGGCTCCGGCATTCCTTACTTCTCCAGTATCCATTCCATCAGGACCAACAACTCTTTGATATTGGGCGGCCTCTCGGTAGAATTTTTTACTGTCTTTTCTAGGCTTAATAGTTACTGTCTTTGCCATATATTAAATCTGTTTTTAGAATTGTACTGTTGGGTAGAAGTGTGCTGTCAAAGTCACATCTTCAATACGTAGACCATAAGTATCCGTGTGGAATAATTGATATCTACGTTGCGGGCCTGTAGAAACAAAACCTCCTCTTCCAGTTCTACCATTAATAGGTCCTAGAGGAGACCATGTTCCACAAACATAAGTGTATGCTTCAGCGTCTCTACGCTTTAGAAGCTCAATGTTAGAACCTACTCCACTTCCCAAACCATAGTCGAGAACAATGAATTCATAACTTGAAAGTGGAAGTCCTGTAAGTGGGTGTACTAAAGAACCATTCAACCACATGTTATCAAGGATAGGCCAGTGTTCAACACGTACAGAACCGAATGGGAACAAAGTCGTTTCAGTGAAGTAGGCATTAGGGAATGAAAGGCCTTTACTATTTTTAGGGTCAAAAGATTTACCACTACCCACAAAAGTATTAAAGTCAGATGGTATAGATGAATTTGCATACCTCTCAGTTACCCATTTGTTCCAAAGCTGGAGTCCTGCTTGTCCTGTATACATAACAATGTTACGTTGGCCAGGAGCTACACGGTCAAACCAGATGGCTTGCAACCAGTTTTCAAACATCTCAAGAGAACCTCCTTCAACAGGATAGGGTATTCTGTTACCATCTTCCATGAACTCGATAAGTCCTGGACCTACACGACGATGATATCCAATAGTATTATCCATGATATTACGTCCTGCACTACGTCCATAGAACAGACGCAATTCTTTCTCCCACTTAGCTTGGGCCAAAAACTCAGCTTCAATGTAAGAGATAATTTGATCAGGATAACCATCTATAGTGTTACCATTATCATCACAAGTCTGTACTCTAAGGTTGAGATCATGAGCTTTGTTGGTTACTTCTACAGTTTTACCGTAGTCAGTAAGATCTGATTCAAACTCAATGTAGGACATTCCTCCAAATATAGTGGAACCGTATCCTTCAGATCCTTCACCATAAACAGAGTCAATTTTAATCCACTTCAGACCGGGCTCTAGAAGCTCAACGGGGAAGTAGTTATTAAGGTTGCGATCCACAAGTTGTACATGGTAAATAAACCCGGTGCCATCAGCTTCTGGATTTTTTTGTTGTACAACTACTTGCACTTCTTTAGCTACATCTGGGCAGAGTACATCACCGGGA